GTACTACCGGTTTCTCACTTTCCGCAGCGAATATGAAGCTAGGTGTTACTTAAGAAATGAAACCTCGTGTAGCCTGAACACCTTGCTGCTCGTTGGCACCCTTTTCACCCTCGTTGCTGCGTATCTTGTTTTCTACGCTGCCACGTACCTGGCCGCCGGGATTTTCATCAATATCTACATAGTCTTCTGGGTTGGTATGTGGCCCTGGGAGGTGATTTCGTTTCTTGGAAACTCTGGGCTTGACGTAATAGCTGCTGTGGAAATGTTAACGCTACATGCCGCCGCCGCAGGAGTATCCATATTCTTTATGGGACTTGTAGTTCTTCCCGCCGCCTGGCAGGCCCTCAAAACCAAGATCAGAAACTGGGTGCAAACTACTTCGCTCGAAAGCAGCGTCGAACCGGCTCGTGAGCTATACAGAAGCTGGAAAGACAAGTACTGTTCCAAGATTGAGATCGTGGACTAACACCATGTTTAAGAGTATTGTTCCTGGCCACGAAGGTCCTTGTGATTCAACCTGGATTAACGAAAATATTGTTCTTCGTCGACTAGATGGTGGAATATCAGGTTTTTTCAGGAAAGTGAAAAACGTCTGGTGGTGGCCGTTTACTATTAAGTTCGGGCCGGAGTTTCACGGGATTATCTACCGAGATAACATTGTTGAACGTCCGAATGCTTCTCGTCGTTCTAAACTTTGGGACTAAATGATTAACTACGATTACACTAGAGAAACCCGTGAAGGACTTAGAAAGGACATAAATGGTAACAAGCTCCCAACCCCATTCCAATGCTCGTTCTGCCGAGAAGATGCCCTTTACGCCAGACTTTCAACCTGGTACTGCACAGTCCACTGGGTTGAGTCTCATGGAACTGGAACAACTCCCGAAACAAGTCCTGCGGGAACTGAGCACCAAGTCCTTGAAGGTGTATGTGTACTTTCTCAGGGGCGAACGGAACAAGTACCGGGATTTGTACAAACAGGCGAAGGCGAAAACGATACGGTTGGAGCGTGAACTGAAAGACGCCAGGAAGGCCTGCAGAAAATTCCAGGAAAAACAAGAGTCAAACCTAGACGTTTCCACTGGCATCCTAACCCGTCTAAAAACTGCTAACGCTGAGTTTGCAGCTAAAGGAGGTTGCCCAGGCTGTGGTAGCCAGATTCTTGGCATCCACGGTTCTCCTTGCTCGGAATCTGACAAGCACCCTTTTGATTGACAACCCGAAAGCCAATTAAAACCTGGCTTTTTATTATGCTTAAAACAATAACTAAATCATCAAACAAAAAACTAGGCGGTTGCGCTGCTACCTATAGATCTGGATTAGATAACGTTTATTCTACTTGTCCATCAACCTGCGTATTAAAACCCCCTCAAAACGAAGGATCTCAGAATATAAATCCAAGCTACCTCCAAGCCTTAAAAGAGGCTGTTCCGCAAGACGGGGTAGCTTGGACTTATACTCATTTCCCTAGACAGGAAGAACTTAGAACTAACCCAGATCAAACTACAATCAATATTTCTACTGACACGGCCCACCAAGCTACACAAAGTTTTAATGAAGGATTTCCCACGGTCATAGTAGTACCTTCGACTCAAACCAATAAAGTAGACTTGCTAGAGAATATCCGTTTTGTTCGTTGCCCGGCTGAATACCAAGAGCACATAACTTGTTTTAACTGCGGCGGAGATATGCCGCTTTGTGCCAGACAGGATAGAGATTATGTAATTAAGTTTACAGCTCACGGAAGCCAAGCTAAAAAGATAAGTCTTAGAGAATTAGAGGTAAATCCGGTTTCAGGTGGTTGTTACGGTAATGGCGGCCCAGTTAGACTCCAATGGGAAAAAACTAAAGGAACTACTTGGAATGATGCGGAGTTGTTGACTACGTTTGTTTCTGGCCTTCCTGCCGGGACCAAACTTAGACATCACGTTGTGGGGGATATTGGATGATACAGGAAATTAAAGAGTGGTTTAGACGTACATTTCCGGAACAATGCAAGCATCCAAAAGCAACTATAGTATTTAGCGATAATTGCTGTGCAGTAGGTGAATGTCCGGATTGTAAACAACAAATTATTTATGGACGGCCATAAAGAGAGAAATTTTAATGAGCATGCAATTTTATATTATTTATCCTAAGGGAAATCGAACCGAATTATCTGTTCATGAAATTAGCGACTTAGACCTGGTGGATTATGATGTGGCTTCTAGGCAGTATTTTTGTAATAAGGAGGAAGCCGAATCACATATGATTCGTCTAGCTGAAAAGCATGGAAAGAGTTACAAGATAGATGGCCCAGCTTATTTAGATTAAAAACAAAAAACCCCGCCGAAGCAGGGTTTTTTTAGTTTACTTAACTAGGCTTTAGGTGAAGTCGATTACGACAGCGCCTTGAACGTTACCCAAGCCAATGCCGACAGCTTCGTAGCTGTGGAATTCGATCATGTCGGCCTCAACCTTCAGGAACACCGTGGCGTCCTGCAGCGAGTACGACTGACCCAGGAACTGGGGCGACGTGAAAACGATCATCCGATTCGTCGGGAAGAAACCACCGTTAGAACTCGTCGACTTGTTGGTCGTGATGACCTTGTAGCCGAACGGGCTTTGCAGCGAAGTCTCACCCATGTACAGCGAGCTGGCCGCCGGCGAACCGATGTCAGTCGAGGGGAAGCTCAACATGTCGTTATACAGCGATTGACTCATCAGTACGCAACCAACCGGGAGACGCTTTTCGATCAGCTTCTTAATACCAGCCAGATAGTTGGTCTTCGTAAAGCCAGAGATCGAGAATACGTTCGATTGAGCAGTAGCTACCGAGACGATGTTGTTATAGAAACCCAGGTCTTCTTGTTCCTGGATATCCTTAACAGAGTTCTCTTGTAGAACTGTGCGGATGTCCGTACGATACGTAGCCAGTTCAAACTTCGACTTACGGAAGTCGTCAGAAGCGATCTTCTGGAACGTCACGGCATAGCGTGGGGTCGTCCAGTAACGGATCGGCGAACGTGACAGGAACGGCAGGGTAGCCGCAACAGAGTCAGGTTCCTTCTCACAAATAACCGTTGGCTCTTCCGTCAGTTGACGGTCCAGCTCAGCAGCAGTGATGGACTGCATCGGAAGAATCTTCCGTGTAAAGCCATCTTCACGAAGCTTTTGACGCACGAACGCGGACATTGCCACGCCGGCTTCCTTAGTCATACCTTGTTCGATCTTTTCCAGAAATGACTGATTCAGGAATTGAACATTTACAGTTTCAGTGTTATAGTTACTCATTGTTCTTCTCCTGGATTAGTTGATCTTCGCAACGATGCAAGCATCTTGCGTAGCACTGGCTGCAATCACATCCAGACAAATGCCAATTACTGGCTCACCACCACCGGCTACATCCAGTTTACCAGACTTAATCGTCAAGGGACCACCGGGTACATATGTGGCACCACCGGTCAGGTTTTTAGCCCGAACAATGAAATTGCCCCACAGAACCGTGGCCTTACCAGTGTAAGCACCGGAGCCAGAATCGCCATTACCACGAATAACCAGGCCAGCAGCACTTGTTTCAGTACTAGAAGTTTTATCTACAGTATTGTCTGACTGCTTTTCTACCCAGTCACCATTAACCAGGGTTACGCCGGTCTTAATTGGTTCAGCACGATCGAGGGCGCCATCATAAGGCCACCCTCTCTCGATTTGAACATTATATTCCATCTTCATTTTCTATTCCTTTTAAACCCATCTAAGGGAACTTATTTTTACTTTCTTTTATTAGGTGAAGCCTGAACTATTCAAACTTCATATCCGTTACACATATTTTAAACGGTAACTTGAAAAATTGAGTTCTAACTCTTAACTTTTCTACTTTCCCTAATCAAAGCATTAGCGGAGTCTTTAAAAACGTCTTTTTTACCTTTGATTTTAGGAATTACATCTTTACTTTGCTGATGAAGTCTTCTGGCTGCTCCTAGGTACATACCTTGATTACCAAATTTAGCTGCGATGGCAGACTTAGCCGCACTTCCGGCTTGTTCATAGATATGAGATTCGAATCTATTCAAAGCGATTTTTTCCAGGTACTTGTTCATTGCTCCAACTCCTTCTTCCACCCATAGGCAGAAACGCCCAAAGCAGCACCAGCACCTAGAGCCATAAGCCCAGACTTACCAGGATTCTTCTTTATATACATCCTGGCCTTATTGAGGAACTTGTTGTGAGGCATAACACCAGGTTTGATATTATCTTTTCTGACTAGTTTCTTAGTTAGATCCAAAGCTTTACGGCCATCTAAAACATCTCTAGTATTAGAAAAAGGGGATTTAGCCCCGACACCGCCGGCGGACATGGCAACCCTACGATTCTTCCTAACGTTTACCGTCGACTCTATTAATTCTTCTTGTGCGGCTTGGCGGCTAGTGGGAGAAGGAACAGCGAAGTCCTTGATGCCCTGAGCGTTGTTAAGATTAGTCTTAGATTTTTGCAAGTTATTAAAAGCTCGTTGAACCCTAGGATCAGAAAACTTCCGATCCTTAGGTTGATACATCAAGTAGTTTTCGTACTTGTTTAGAGCTATTTTTTGCATTATTTCTTTTTATCTTCTTTGACACTATATTTATTATAGATG